AATCTATATATCTATTATCTATCATACCATTAGGGTTCTAACACAAATCTACTTAATCACGCGTTACCTAGCTCCTTTAGCCCACTGAGGTCAGTGGGTATGGATGCTCTAGGATTTACTTCGCTAGAATAGATACTATCCAATTAATGATTGTTCGCTCTATAATCAAAAGGACCTAATGTCCAAATAAACTACATATGTAAACTGCTGTCTGTATTCGTATGTTGTCTGTTTTGGAGAGTTAAAGAAAGTCGGGTACGGTAAGCTCGTGCTCAATTTTCCAAAGCTCGTCGAACTCTTCAAATGTGCTGTACATCAATGAAATGCCTTTTTCTTCTGCTGCATTTCGAACCAGCGTCGTCACTCTTTCGAAGTGTTCTTTTCCATGGGCGTAAGAGAAGTGTTGGTAATCTCTCACATTGGCTTGGAGTGCATCAATGGGTGGTTGTCCTTTTCTGATCCAATTTATCAATTCCTGACAGGGCTCTGTGTCCATCGCCATATGCCAAAATCTCTGATGTTCTTCGTCACGCTTGAAATGACACTTGTAGAACTGCACGTCTTCAATTGTGCTCCACGAGGTCGCGTGTGTCTTCCCTGCTATTTTTTGTGGGGGAACGTAGCCAATTCCATGGTTTTTCCAGACTGTTGCTATGTCTGAAGGATTCATTAGCTCTGCTAGTTCGCCTGCAACGGATTGGACTTCATCGTCTCCTCCCATCACTTGCGCGACGTACTCATCTAAGGTGTTAAGATTGAGTAGCGACTTCCAGAGTGCTGCGACATCCTCGTGTAGTTCGGGTTCTTCTCCTCTCATGGTCTCTTGCCATTTCATTAGCGTCAACTCTTGCCACACATTGTAATTTCTAATTCTGTGTCCTCCTGTATTGAAAACTGCTGTCAAGTACCATCCTGAAGGTAATCCAATGAAAACGATGTAAACAACGTTTCCACAAATGTGAATCCTCCATGTGGGTCCTAACAATACTGTCATTGTTCCCCAGAAGTCAGAATTAGGGTTGTGTTTTTTGTACCACATTGCTACGACCCAGGCCATGTCAAAGAGTGTTTCGAAATCATATCCTCCGTCCCATTTTTCCACGTCGCCGTCCGCCATGTTGTTTCCAACTGAAAGCAAATGTTGCACTAGTTTAGTCACTTCTGGGCCGTGCATGTTGATGCCCAGTGCTGATCCAATTTTGAGTCGTGCTTGCATGAATGCTGCTGTAAAGGCTCCTGCATACATTTTCGTCACAATTAACCAAGCCACGGAATGAATGTTGAAGAGTCTAGTCTTCGCCACTTCAATCTTTGCTAAAGGTCTTCTCTCGTCTTTGGGCCAGTCCATAAAATAATTGCTCACAATTTTATGTTGTCCTAGTGCTGCTGTTAGTAGCTTGTCAATTTCGATTTCGAGTTCCAATGTTGGTTCATACAGTATTTGTCCTGTATTTGACTCTCCTATTTCTTT